TAGAACAACAGCACTGTATATTAGATGTTCATCTAATATCGGTGCTGTTTTTTTTGTCGCGAGTCCTATGGCTTTTCGTGAGAAAGAAACTTAGATGACCGACTCCGCACAAGAATTCCCTACCTATGTTGACCACTTCAATAAGCCACGACCGCCGGTCTTCTACAAGTTTTTTCCTGTTGAGCCTTGGCTGCCGGAACTGTTCGCAGGTCGATCTTTACTTTTCTCAAGTAGAACAACATTCAATGATCCGTTCGACTGTCGACCAGGTTTTCGACTACGTGGAAATAAAGAGGCGATAGCCTATTTTCAATCGAAGCTGCGGTTGCTGAAACTTTCCCCAGCTCAAAGGTTGTTAAGGGCTGTAGAAGGCGTCAGGACGGTGAATGCTGATCCTAGCGTCATCTCGGATCACTTGCAGAGCCTGTTAGACAACGTTGGTGTTCTTTGCTTGGCGGAGAACTGGGATGAGCCTTTGATGTGGTCCCACTATGCGAAGTCACATCAAGGAATCACTGTAGGATTTCGCAGCGACGTTGAAATATTCCAACTGGCGCAGCCGGTTATCTACAGTGATGTGCCGCCGACAGTTTTCATACCAGTTGAGGAAACGCCGCAGTTGTTCTTCGACGTATTTCAAAATAAGGATAGCCGCTGGCAGTACGAAAACGAGTGGCGAATCGTAAAACCACCGTTAAACGCAGAGCAGCGCGACCAACAATACCGAGAGCTCGTCTGTCATACAACCGTTGCCGAAGCACGCAGCCTCGCAAATCAACATGGCCCAGCAATTTACCCTTTTTCGAAGGAAGCGATTGCGAGTGTGACGCTTGGCATGAAAATCCGCCCAGAAGACCAGGCGGCTGTGGTAAAAATGGTTCGTGAAGCGAATTTAGACATTCCAATTTATAAAGTCGCGCCTCCATTTAATGAGTACTTGCTTAAGCGGACACTCGTCAAGTAACCCTCGACATCATCGAGCGTGACCTGAGTCGAGCGGCTCGCCCATCAGTCGCTCCATCATCGCCTCCACAGCCGGCGAATCGCACGCCTCACCGGCGATGACCACCAGCTGCGGCAGCCGGTCCTTGTGCTCCTGGTGAACGGTCAGGACGTGGCCACCGCCGCCGGGCGTGATGATGTTGATGTCGAACTGCATCAGCGCTGCTCCAGGTACCGGCTGGCGCCGAACATGCGCACCGCCAGCACCATAGGCGCGCGGCGCCAGGCGGGCACGCCGCACGCGGCCAGCGCTTCGCCATAAATCACATCGGCTACCTCGCGCGGCACCAGCCCTTTTTCGTAGAGGAAGTCGTGCACCACAGCCGCCTCGTCGCCGATGCCGCCGAACAGCCAGTAGGTGAGCGGCGCGCGCGGGACCGAAGCGTAATCGGTGACGAAGTCCGTCGGCACGATGATCAGGTCGGCCAGCAGCGGCGAGTAGTAAACAAGGGGTGCCAGCAACACGCGATCCTTGCCGAAGAGCGACACGCGCTCGTCACGCAGCTTCGTCAGGAACTCCCCACCTGGTTGGACTACCGGAGCGTCACTTGGCTTCGCGAGCATTGCGCACCTCATCGCCGGTGTAGTTGCCGGTGCATTGCATGGCCAGGTTCGAGCAACCTGGCAGGGCCAGGAGCAGGGCGAGCAGCAGGATGCGTTTCATGGCATGCCTTTCAGGCTGTCGTACTGGGACATGTTCCGGCCACGCATTACCTTGATCAGCGTCTCGGCGTAATGTGGATCGGTGGCATAGCCAGCTTTGGCTGCTGCGCGCGCCCAGCCCTCGCCAGTGGTTTCCTTGAAGCAGGCGGCATAGCGTGGGTTCACTTTGAAGAAACGCGCGCGGTCGGCCATGCACTCGGCCCAGTCGGCGTAGGCGCGGAATTTGTCGGTGATGAAGATGCGCTTACCGTCGACGACCTCATGCGTTGCCACATCGACGGTCTTGCCCTTCCACGAACGATCGGCCTTCACGCCGAACAGGTTGTTGCCAGGCGCGCGTGCGCCCCATCCGGACTCGAGCGCGGCCTGCGCCAGCGTGAACGAGGTAGGGATGCCGGTGGCACGCTGGCACGCTTGGGCGGCCGGCAGCAGCAGATTTATGAATGCAGCAGGGGGCATGGTTATTCCTCTTTTTGTGGCGGGTCGGCGGGGAGATTCAACTTCGAGTTCATCAGCGCCTCGAACTTGAACAGGGCGCGCGAACCCATGTGGGCGGCGATGCCGACCAGGGCGTATTTCATCGGGGACGAAGCCCCGGCCGCGTCGCACAGGTGGGCGGTGATGATTCCGGTGAAGCCGGACACGCACAGTTCGCCAACCAGTTCGGTCAGGTTCCAGGCGCGCGCGTGGCCTTCGCGCATCTTGCGCACGAAGCTGGCCCAGCCGCCCCAGAAGGAAATGACGATCAGCAGGGACCAGCTCAGCAAGGTGTCGTAGTCGAAGACGCCAGAAGGCGGGGGGGTAGGGGTCATAAAGACCTTTCGGAAATAGAAAAGGCCACCTCTCGGGTGGCCTATAATTCGTGAAACTACAAGGGGTGCAAATGTCCTACGATCCAATTCAGCTGGGCGCGGCGCTCGCTTTCGTCATTAATGCGTGGTTAGCGTCCCGGCGCAAGTAGCCGGCGCTGCCGTTCCTCCTCCGTTTCCAAGTCCATAAATGCAGCCGGCGAGAGCATCAGCCCTCGCTGGCTGGCCGGCACCTGCTGGCGCGGCCCGGCGAGCGTGCGCGGCACGTCCAGTGCGCGGCCGGATTGCACACCCACCTTGATGTTCTGCAGCGGGTCGCCAATCGCAGCCTGGCCGAATGGAATCTTCGACAGCACCGACTGGCTCAAGAACCGTTCGGCGATTCCGCCCAGCGCGCCGGCTGTGTTCGAGTTGTTCACTGCATGGCCCGGAGGCTGGAACTGCTCATAGCGCGACACGCGGCCGATCGCCTTCATCTGCTGGATCTCCTCCGGCTGGAAGAACAGACGCAGCTTGCGCTCCCCGATCGTGTCGAGCGCTTTCACGTAGGTGGCGCCGGCGAAATTCCCTACCTCGTCCGCCTGGCCGTTCAGCGCCTTTGCTTTCAAGTGCCCCAGGATCTGCTCGCGCATGGCATTCATCGCCACCGGGTTCGCTTTGATCGAGCTTTTCAGCTGCGCGACGTTCATAAAGTCGGCCTTCTTGCCGGTGCCGACGATGAAGTCCTGCACGAACTTGTCCGGCTCGACACCATCGCGCACGGCCTGCAGTGCCGGCGTGCGCTCGACCAGCCCCATGTACATCCGGTTCACACGGCGCGCGCGGTCGAACGCCTTGATGGCGTTCTGGCCCAGGTCCTGCTCCTGCGCGCCAGCGATGGCCAGCTGATTGCCACCGGCTGCCGGCGCCGCGCCACGCCCGATCAGCGGCGTCTCGTCCAGTGCCTGCCGCACCGCGCCCAGCGCGAAGCGCACGTTGCCGTCGGCGGTCGAGCGCTGCAGCCGGCCAATGTTCGACTTGAACTGCTCGGCGATTTCGACCGTCAGCGGGGTTTTGGCGGTGGCGAAATCGTTCAGCTTGTTGCGGATGTCCGGCGTGAGGAACGACTCGACGTTCGCATCGTTCAGCAGGTCGCCCGCGCGATTGGTAAAGGTGACATGGTCGAGCGCGGCGCTGCGCCCGCCCGAGTCCCGCGCGCGGTCGTACAGCTTGCCGATCACGTCGCGGGCACGTTCGTCCCGGCGCTCCAGCGCGCCGATGATCCTCTCGCCGCCGGCGTAGGCGTCGTCGGCCGCGCCGGCACCCAGATCGTTCAGCCCCTGCTTGAGCAGCTGGTTGTTGCGGTTCTCAGTCTGACCCAGAAACTGTGCGGTGCTGTCCTTGGTGTTGATGCCCAGCTTGGCCAAGTTCTTCTGCTGCGTAACCACCGCCGGATCCAGCGTCAGGCCGGCGGCCGTCGGCGTCAGCCCGGTCATGCGGTAGTCGGCCAGGCGCCGAACCGCGTCGGGCGACACCTGGTCGCTCGTGCGGAACGCCGCGGCCACGTCGTTGCGGATGCTCTGCGCCACCTGCGCCGGCAGCTGGTCGAGCGTGACACCCGAGTCCTGCAGCGCATTGTTGATCGTGATGTTGATCTGCTGCGCCTGCTGCCCGGTCGGCGCCGCCGGTTGCATGCGGCGCGCCACGGCGCCGGTCGCGCGCTGGACGCCAGCTACGGCGACCAAGCGCGCAAGGACTATGGGCTGAAGTGGAAGCCGGGCATCCACATGCCCCGCGCGGCGAGCCGCATCCTGCTCGAGATCGTGTCGATGCGCGTCGAGCGGCTGCAGGACATTAGCGAAAAGAATGCGCGCGCCGAGGGCGTAACGATCGAAGACCGGCACATGTCTGGCTACTGCGCCGGCCAGTTCCTGCCGCCATCGATCCGCGCTTACCGCGATCTGTGGGAATCGATCAGCGGCGACGGCAGCTGGAACGAGAACCCATGGGTATGGGTGGTCGAGTTCAAGAGGGTGACCCCGTGATCGAGCGTGGAGCAGAGCGCCGCTGGCGCAACCAGGTGGGCGCGGGCCTGCTGATGCCCAAGCGCCGCGACGGATTCGACCGGCGCGCACTAGCCGCGCCGGCGCCGAGCACGCGCGGAATGATTCGACCAGGTGTTGGCGAAGCGCGGCCGCCGCGCGTGCGCCGGCAGTACCTCGACTCGGGAATGGAATAGGGACGACGGATGGAAGACCTCATATTATCGAGCGACGAGATCTACGCGATCACGCATTACAAGCTCCCGAAGAAGCAGTTGGCCGCGCTCCAAGCGCTGGGCATCCCGGCGCAGCTGCGCAGGATCGACAATACGGTCTGCGTCCTCCGGGCATACGTGAAGAACCCGGGTGGAGCGCAGGCGCCGACCGCACCGGCAGGACCGAA